TCCTTTTGAAGAGGGATTTGTAACGTATATTGAACCTCCATTATGATTTTATCAAAACGAGTATCAATTACCGAATTTGTGAAGTCCACAAACGGTAAACGATTTTGAATAATATCTTTGATGGCTAATGGCATTTTTTTGGTTTACTTTTTGGTTGGTTTTTCTTCTTTTTCTTTTGGAGTTTCTTTTACTTCTTTGTGCTTGTCTTCGGAATATTCCTCTAAACCTCCACTTGATAGGCTCATAAGAACTAAACTTGTTTTTTCTACTTCTACAAAATCCTTGTTTGAAGTTACCATTCTTTCAACTTGGTTTGTTGGGTCCCAAAAGGAACTCCCTTTTTTCAATCTTACTTTTACAGTTTCCATAGAATTATATTTTTTATGGTTGGATCAATTTTTTTAAAGAATGAGCTAAATAAATTGATTTTACTTAGCTCATTACTTGTTTTCTTACTCTTATACTCCAGCAGCAGCTTTTGATAAGTAAGCAGAAATATCCATGTATGCAGGATATGGATTTGTAATATTTGTAGTTGTACTATCCAAAATTGCTCTTGCATCTCTTCTCAAAATTGCAAAGTCAGATTGAGCCGTTCCATAAACACGAGTTACTTGTCTTGCAGCTTCTCTATCTCTTTCGATAATAACTCCACCATTTGTAACCTTACGCAATGCACGTGTAGTATCAAGGAAAATTGCTTTTCCAGCAGGTACAACATCAAATACATCACCGTCAATACTTGCAGGTAAAGCAAGATTTAGGTTAAGACGTGCAAGTTTTGTTTCTCCACCAAAACCCAACAAAGCAGGGATTGTATATAATTTGATACCTGTTGCAGTTCCTACAATTACAAAATTATAATTGTGCGTTAATTGCTTTGTGGTAGCAAATAAAGTCATCAAATCTTCTAATTGAATGCCATTTGTAGTATTAGCAACTCCAATCAAAGGAGCAGATTCTGATAAGTCAGCTTTATCTCCATTAATCAAAACTTTTAATGCTTTTGCATCTTCGCCCATTGCTATAATCTGCCCAAAGTCAGCCATTGCATCGCCCATACTCATCAAAGAAACTTCTCCAAAAAGCTCGTCGGTAATTTCTGTACCAGTACCGATTTTCTCAATATTGTTTCTTTTGCTACCCAATTTCATTGAAGTAATTGGAATTTGAGCACCTTCTGCAACTGCCTTTGCAAACCCAGCACCTCTAACAATGTGAGGGATTATGTAAGAAGTAGAACCATTTGTGTCTTGCGTTCCAGAAATCCAACGACGGTGTAAACCTCCACCATTATAGCCATTTCGAACAAACCCTAAAATCAATTCAGGAAGGAAAAATGAATAATCGCCATAATCGCCTGTTCCTGCTGCAAAGTTCAATTTTGAGTGTTTTTCCAACAAATCAAACATTTGGTCATTGGTAAAACGCATATTATTTGTTCCGTATAACTTTGCCGTTACATCGTTCATTTGGTCCGAAGGAGAGACACCCAAAACTTTCAAAAAGTCTTGCAAAGATTCAGCACCATAAAAAGTTTTTACTGCTTCGTCAGCAGAAATATCTTTTGGTTTGTGTTCAATGCCTTGCTCATCTCTGTAACCTTTGCGAAGATTATAGATTACTTTTTGGAAAGTAGGCAATGTGTCTTTGATGCCTTGTTTAGCATCTTTCAAATCGCCAAATGTATCTTTTTTCTCTTTTTTCTTATCAAAATAATTAACTGACTTTTCGCAAAATACTACTTCTTCAGTTCCTCTTTTTTCTTTTTCTTGTCCCATTTTTTTATACTATTTTTTAAAACTATCAATGAAAAACTATTTTTAAAAATGATTTATCTTTTCCTAATTAAACTTTAAACGGAGTTGGAAAAATACCCAACAAAACATCATCTCCACTTGCTTCAAGTACGATTGCATTTGTATAATTTCCAGTAACTGATTTTGTATAAAAAGCAGCACCGTTTGTGATTGCCTTAATACTTGCAAACTCACCTGCAACAGGTTTTGTAGTTGCTCCTGTAACAGACGCTTTTAAAGTACAAGTAAATCCTGTACGAACTGCCAAGCGTGTAACTCCTGCTTTTGCTGTAAGCTCAACCACTCCAACAGGAAAATCAGTTGCCAATGCCAATTCTGAAACTGTACCATTTCCGTCTATTTTAACAGGAAGGCTTTTTTCATATACATCGGCTGGTACTTTTTTCAAAAGAGTTAATACAACTCCTCCATTTTCATAATTCAAACTGTCGTCTTGTACTGTTATTGTCTCTGTCATTTTTTCTAAAATTTATATGATTAAAAATTTATGCCCACTTTAAAACTATCTGTTGTATAATTGCAATGCTTTTTCTACTAAATTTTCAGTTGTAACTTCTTTACGTTCATCTGCCAAATCAACATGTTCTGTTTGTCTAACCGTAAAATCATTACTTCCACACTTTGTACATTTTGGTTCTCCAAATTGCGTCATGGCTTGTCCTCCCCAAGACTCAATTAAAGAATCCAAACTATCAAAATCTGCTTTCATAATAATTGCGTCAATTTTTGGTGTTACTTCTCTTCCTAGTTTTGCATAGACTTCTTTTGTGTAGTCTTGTTTTTTGGTAAGAAGTTGTTTTGATAGATTTACGAACTCTTCGTTTTCTTTTAGCTTTTTGTTGGCAAAAGCTAATTGAGTTTGAAGCTTCAAAACCGTTTGTTTTTCTTCTTCTAATGAAATTTGAAGTTGAATAATGGTAGTATCTCTAGCTTTCAGTTCTTCTTTCGAAACATCTGGAATAGCTTCTAATTCTACTTCTTGACCTAATTCGGCTTTGATTTCTTCTTTTTCAATTTCACTTTTATCAGCAACTTTTGCTGTGTTTTCTGCATCAGTAGTGCTGAGAGAGCTGCTTGAAAGATTTGTTATGAAAGTCATCTTTGCAAAACGTCCAATACCTTTCGGCATTTCCTTTTTGAGTTCGGACTTGAACTGAGTAGCATTTTCAGTTCTTGCTTTTAGAGCTTTCATTCGGTCCTCATTCAAAATATTATTTTCTTTCAAATACTTGAAGATGACACCATTTTCAGAACTAGCCAACATTACGGCACAAGGGTCTGCACCGTCCCAAACAGCAGATTGTTCAATAACTTGTTCAATTTTGGTAACTTTGAAATGCACATATTCTCCATTAATTGTTTCTCCGACGTGATACCAAAAATCATATTCATTCTCAAACTCGTGCGATGGTTCGAAAGCAAAAGCAACTCCTGCACTTGTAGCACGAATGCCACTTGGGTCAGAAGTAAGCAATTCAACTTCCGTCGAAAACTCTTCACGATTTACTTTGAAAAATCCATTGACACCAGCAGGAATGCGAACACCATTTTGGATAGAGCCTTCATCAAACCAAACATCAACAATATTTCCTAAAATGTTTTTAGTAGAAAGAGAATGATCAACACGCAAAACTGTTCCTTCCCAAAGCTCGGCAGCTTCTTGTAATACTTTTTTAGAGAAAAGAGAACAATTCCAACCTCCAGCACCGATAACGGAATCAGCCGAAAGCAGCCTAAAAGGGATATAGGCATAACGCATATCAAGATTTTTGACTTGTGGAATTTTGCCATCAATGATTTGAACATTAAATGGTCTTGTGGTTTTTTTATTGTTATCCATTTTTATACTTAAATTATTCTATCCTTTTTTTATAAAAATTATCCTTTAAAACTATTTTTGTACTTGTCCACGTATTTCACGAATATCTGATTGAATGCCTGAAATATGGCTATTCAAATGTTTCATTGTCGCATTTAGTTCAGTAGCAATACTTTGAAATTTGTTTGTAGTCTGTATAAAATCCTCAAACATTTTATCACTTTTGCTATGTAAAGAGGTTGATTCCTTTTCTATTTGTTTTAATGAATAAGTCATCTTTAATCTTTCCTCCCTTTCAAAAGCTGCTTTTTTCTCTAAATCTACAATCATCATTTTCTGTTCAGGCAAATCTTTATCTACCTTTTCAGAAGCCTTCATGATTCTATAAATCCAAATTCCCACTCCTGTATTAGAAAGAAAAAGGATAGCTGTAATAATTCCAATTACTATTTTTAGTTCTCCGTCCATTCAATTATTCTATCAAAAATTAAAACTATATATCTGCAACTATCCTTCCTCTACAATGTGGGTGCGCTGCTTGTCCACCAATTCCCTGTGCTTGTCTTTCTGCTGCACTCATATCAATAAACTTTTCCAAATTGAATGTTGTTGCAAAAGGCGAAATATCTACAATATCATCAGGGTTTGAAGAAACGAATGTTTCAGCTTTCCTTATTTCAGTTGCTATTTCATAAATATCTCCGTCCATTGCTTTGCAATATGCACAAGTCAATCTATCTCCTATTTCTACTCTTCTAAAACGTGCAATTCCTGCTTGATTTATGTATTTTATGTTGGCAAAATTACGAGCATTCGTCATGGTAGTATCTATAATTCTACGAATTTTATACCTTTCCAAATTCATCTCTTCATTAAGCAAATCAGCAAAATCATCCAGCGTATCACTATTACCAATTTCGCCATCTATTGCAACATAAAAATCAAGAATCATTTGAGTAAAACGAGTTCCTGAACCACCTGTCAAAACAAATTTACCCAAGTAAAAGCTATCTAATTCTGCCAAGTATTGTATTAAACGAGTATCTAAAGCATCTATGATAACCTCAGGAGGAGAAACAAAACTAGCTTTTATTGCCTTCGAATTATCTGTTTTGGCTTCTTCTTCTTTTGGGAAAATAGATTTGTCTTTTCGGTATTTATTATACACCTTTTGCGTATAAGTTTCGATGTCGGTTTGGATATTTTCTGTGAATAAAATATTCCAATTTTGCTCAAATGCTAGAAAGAAAATAGTTACTAAATCAGTATCACTTACATTTTCAATTCCTTTTATCGTATCAATGACTAAATCAACTAGCTTTTTACTAGCTGATTTGTATTTTTTTTCTATTGCCTTTGTATAATTATCTGCGTTTTTGGTCAGATATTCATCTTTGAAGTCTGTTTCAGACTCTTCAAAGTTTACTTTTTTTTTACTTTCACTTTCCAATCCTACGTTTATATCTTTTGTAGGATTAGTATTATTGTCAGGTGCGATTTCCACGTTTGGAGTATTCGCTGGCATTTCTTTTTTTATTCCACTTGCTTGTTCGTAACCTAATTCTTGGGCTGCCATATCAGAAGTGATATAACCAGCATTTTCTTTGGCTATCGTATTAGCTATTTTGAGAGCTTCGGCTTGTGCATCTTTTAATTCATCTCCAATTAATGGTTTTTCAAAAACTACATTTAACCAATCTATTTTGAAGCCTTGTAATTTAAGATGTAATAACATTGCACTACCCAAAACAGATGCTACTGTTTTTTGAATACTATCAATATTACCGATAAGCACTTGTAATAATACTCTTGCAAAAGTTTCAGAAGTATTATTATTTTGGTTCATAAACACTCCGTCGGTTTGCAAACCATTATTTAACAGGCGATTAATTATTTCAAAAGCCTTTTCTGCTCCTCCAAAATTGACGTTTGTAGCGTTCATTTTGAAAGTAGAAGAGTCTTTAAATCCCATTACATAACCTGTCGAAAGACTTTTATCAATTTCTTTGCTTTGCTGATTAAGATAATCACTACATCTAGCATAAAAAGCAGTATCATCTTCTCCCTTATTTTGCTCAGGAGCTGCAACCATTACTTCCAAAAAACCCATCATTCCCAACTTTTTGACAATGATTTTGAAGTTATCCAACATATCTTTTTGAGTGATAATGTCGTCCAATGCTGCTAAAAGCGTTGGTACAGGATAAGGATTTTCTTCAAGATTAGTTACACATTCGTAAAAAAATGTTTCTTTTCTAAGTATTTTTTCTGCTACTGAACCTGTATTAATTTGTTTTGGAATGTACTCATTTGTAATTGGATTATAATTAAAACGAATACTTGTAATATCCAAAATAGCCAAACTTTGAACGGCATTAATAAAAGGTTTTCCAGTTAGAATAGTATCTACTGCAATTCCACCTGCATAAGTAACTGTACGGATTGCATTTCTTATAAAAGAATCAAGTTTAGCCTCTTTCTCAAAAATGCGAATCGTTTCCATTACTTTTTTTCTATCCCTTTTAGATAGATTGTCAGGAAGTTCGATTTCATAGTTAGTCTGTGCAAGTGATACCGTATTATTGATAGCACGAGAAACATTCCTATCAAAAACCGAATAATTACGTAAGACCTTAATCCATTCTAGCGAAAACTCAGGGTAGATTTCTCTTTCCTTATCGCCATATCCAAAAGAATTAGTAGTAGAAACAGAAGAGCTACGATTCCCTCCATTTATCGGAAAAAAAGAAGCTATTTTATTTTCATTCTCTGCGTTTGGCTCGTTTTTATACTCGTCATTGCCTTTAGCTTTAGTAGTTTTCCAAAATAGGAGTTTGTCTAGTAGCATCTTCTGTTTTTACTTTAAAATTATCGTATCGTTTTGCTTTTGATTATGCAGCTTTTTCTTTTCTTACATCTTGGATAGATTGTCCAAGCGTGAAAATTGAATCAAAAGCTACTAGAGCATTTTCAATAACCAGCTCTACTTTATCATTTATAAGGTCAAGGTCTTTTTTTACAAAATCTACCAATTCTTTGCGTTTTGCTGGATTTGATAAAAGTTTTCTTTGCTCAACAGCTTTTGACAATCCCATTAACTTACCAGAACCCATTAACAAACCTGTACCTTCTTGTATAAACTCTTTAGGTTCAGCTTTGCCATCTGCATAAATTCGGTCTGCTGCTTCTCCTGTATCACACAAAAAAGAAATTACACCTTTCAATTCTTCAATACTTTCGTTTTGCTCTGCCATTTTCTTAAAATTATAATTGGTTGATTATTAAATCTTTATCATTATCACTATCTAATTGTAAAAATGCTAAAAAAAAATGAATAAAATTGCAAATTTCATAATTATTTTCAATTTTATTAAAAATTTATCAAAAATAGTGCTTATAAATTATCATTTTTTCAAAATATTGCAATTATTCTGCTTTATTTCTAATTTCTTCTTTCAAACTATTAATTTCCATTTTTAAATCTGCTATTTGTTGGAATAGTTGGCTAAAAAGAAAGTCTTTAGAATTACTATCTTTTTTTGCATAATTGTTTTGTACTTGATTAATGTTTTTATTATTTGAGTTTGTTATAATATTTGAATTGTTATTTTCCTTTGCCATTACTTTTTATAATTGTACTTTTGCGTGATTAAAAATTTAGTTCTTTCAATATTAAACCAAAGCCATGATTAAAATATTTATCTCAAAATTAATCCTATATAAATTAAAAAAAACAATATTATTATTGATTCTCAAATAAACACTCTTACTCAAATAATTGATCATAATAGAGATTACATCAAAACTCTTGAACAAGTTGTATTATCACAACAAAGGATAATAGAAAGATTTACTTCTTTATTAGAAAAAAGCGTAAGAAAAGATTAATAAAAAAAAGGCTTAAAACGATTTGTTTTAAGCCTTTTTTGCATCTATTTGCAAGGGTTTTATTACCAAGAAATTGTGTAATACAATCCTTTGAGTTTTTCTATTGGAGAGGACTCTTTGACTGAAAAACCTTTATTCTGTAAATCAACTATCACTTCTTCTCCAAGAAGATAATTTATACTTAATTCTGATAACTCATCTTCATTAGCTTTTAAAATAAGTTTAGTAATTTCTTCAATATCTACAGTTTGCGATTCTGTTTTTTCAACTTTCTTATTTTCTATTTTTGGTTTATTCCAAACACTTAAAGCAACATCATGCTGGTGTTTTGAAGTAACTTTTGCATATACCATCGTTTGACCAATTCTTGAATGATTGAGTTCTTTTTGCAGAATAGTTATTGGCATTCCTCTTTCATTACTCAAAGTTGCATACGTATGACGAGCAGTATGTGTAGTTATTAATTCAAATTTTGGAACTATTACACGTTGTGGAACTCCATGTACATATTCTATTTTTTCGGTAGATTGATTTATTCTAGCTAATTGCCCTAATTTTTTCACCCTTTTATTAAGAGTTTGATTAGTTAATTCAGGCAATAAGTATTTACCATTATTTTTTAAAGGATTAAATTTGTATTTATCAATAATGCGTATTGCAGAGTCATTCAATGCTAATGAGACACTTCCTTTATCAATCTTTTTTTCTTCAAAAAAAGTCATTATTCTAATTCCTCTTTCGTTTGTAGTTATGTTGCTATGAGTGAGAGATGCTAATTCAGAATATCTTCTTCCTGTATAACAAGCAAACAAAAAGAAATCCTTCACTCTTTCTAAATCATCTCCTACTTCTGTATCTTCTATTAATTTTAATTCTCTTTCAGTAAGATGTATTTTAGGAACTTCAATCGTTTTTGGTTTTATCTTTTTATAAAACTCATTTACCTTTATTTCTAAATCACTTTCACAGAATTTAAAAAAAGCTTTTATGTGTTTATTGCGAGTAGCTAAAGTATTTGGACTTATATCAATTTCATAAATCAGAAATTCAACAAATTTAGTATGTAATAGACTGTCAAAATTAGCTAGAGTTACTTTTGTATTTGTGTGTTTTTCAAATTTTAAAATCGTGTTTTTTAATGTTATAAAATTAGTAGTAGTGCCTTTTTTAATTCCTCTCGCAACTTGATTTCTATTTAAAAGAGAAAAATAATATTCTATATCTTGTTCTTCTAAATTAAACTCTTCTTTAGTCTTAGGTTTAATAGCTTCTTTTAATTCTTCTACAGAGGGAATAATACCTTTAGCTATACTGACTTTGTAATTATAAATTAAGTCATTACATAATTTATCCAAAGTAGAATTAATTTCTAAGTTAAAAGGGTGTTTACGATTTACCCTTTGTTTTGATTTATCAAAATGTTCTGGAATCACACGTTCACCTGTATCCATTCTCAATCTATTTCCTTTATAAGAAAAAGAGAGCATTAATTTACATCGCCCATCTGCTAATGGAGAATTAGATGCAATATTTATCTTGGCTTGGTTGATTAGTATATTTGCCATAGGTGTCATACGTGTTTAAAAGGTGTCCTTCAAGGTGTCAAAATCTAACAATATATAACTAATTATACAAGTTTAGATTTATGTAAAAATAGCGAAAAACACGATTTAAAGCAAAAAAAAAGACATATCGGTTAAGATATGTCTTTAGTGTTGTGATTCCTTCAGGATTATATGAAGCGTAGTTAAACACTTTATTATCAATTAGTTATGGTTTTGGTTTTTTTGTAAGGTGTCTAAATAGATGACAGAATGATTGAAAAAAACTTTATCTACCGTAAGCCTATAGACACCGTTCAAATCCTTTTCTAACTAAAAAATAATAAAATAAACATTTCTAGATAAAAAACAAAAGAGAAGCTAAAAATAAAATAGACTATTCCTTCCCTCCCAACTTAGCCAACGTATCATCTTTTATTCGCTTAGCTAGGTTATTTATATCAAACTGAAAAGCACTTAATAAAACCTGCTCATCTTCTCCTTTTAGTTTAGAAAGTATCTCAGCTTGGTTTCTTACGATTATCTCCAAGTGTGCTTGGATAGAAGCATTTGATGTGATGGTAGAAGCAAAGAGTTGTTCTATGGATATTTTGGACATTTAGTTTTTGTTTACTTTTTTTATAGATTTAATAATTCCCTTAAAATCAGTAGTGTCATGAGTTATTGTTTTTTTCATTTCCTCAATGATTCTAATTGTTTCTAAACTGACTGAATAAACTTTTTGTAAAAGTTCAATTACTTCTTCTTTATAATCTACAAAACGATAAGTATCAAATTTATCTCTTATGGTTGGGTCTTTAGGCTTTTTTTCTTTGTATTGATCAAGAACCCACTCTAAAGCCGAACGATTACCTAATAAGTATTTCCATACACTTTCGTCTATTCCAGAAAGTGTAGTTTGTTCATCAATATAAATCAAACCTTTCTCTTTATCAGCTTTGAGAATTACTTTTAGTTTTATTGCTTTTTGAAAAGCTGTTTCTTTTTCATATAAATTACCAGCAACAGAATCAAAAATAGAAGTTTGATTGCGATTTTTGCTTTTGGACTTATCTAATTCTTTGTCTTCTCTGTCTAAAAAACCAACAGGCTGACTTTCATAATTCAAGTGCAAGTCCATTAATTCCTTCCCCCAATTCTCCCATTGCCAAAAATTATCATAAAATGGAATGCGTGGAAAATCTCTTTTTAGATTTTGTGCGTATTTTTTCCTGTATTTCGGATTATGAAGAACAGCATAAATATAATTAAATATAGCTTCCTTTGTTATTTTTTTATCCTTGTAATTATTTTGGAATTGCTTTAATGACCAGTTTGTTATGTTTTCTTTTTTGTTTCCTTCTTTATCGTAGATGTAAAAAGGTAGGCATTGAGTAGGTTCTACATACAGGGCTAATGATGTTAGTTTATCAGATGCTAAAACAGAATAATTACGTATTCTACTGCTTATAGAAAAGCAAATTATTTTATTATCAAATATATGTTTATATCCAAAAATTGAGCTATTTTGATAAATCCTATGAGTTATAATTTTATCAAAATAAATATATTGTTTTGTAAATGGTCTATATAAAGAGTTTATAATATTATCAGATGAGAAGTCTAAATTTGAATTTTTATTTGCGTGATTCTCTAGCTCTGAAGTCCATTTTATAGTTCTGTTTACAAAATCTTTTATAGGTGTTTTTCTATTAGAATTTAACCATCTATATTTTTCTTTTTGATAAAAATTACAAAAGAATTGTACTTTAATTTCTAAATCTTCTTTATTGAAATCATAAACCCAATCATCACGATTTGTAACAACACCCAAAGAATATAATTTAAAAACAGCCTCCTTACCCTTTCCATTCTTCACATCTTTATCACAAACAGCCATCAAATCATCAAAATCATTATCAGTTTGATTTATCCAATTTCCTTTTGCGTCAGGAGAAATCAATTTAAAAGGAATAGAATTAAAACTCTTTGATTTTGTGATATAACCAAACCAGTCTAGTTTCTCTTCTTTAGTTTGTTCGTCGGTAAGCGTAAAATATTCTATTCGGCATTTGTCATGCTTCTCTTTTTTACGAATCATAAAAAGAATAGCAACGCCAGTCTGTATTCCAAAAACATTATGTTTTGTTCCTGATATTTTTGGATTTGCACGTACATCTGATTTTGTATCTATAATGTAGATATGACTAAAGTCTTCAGCAACCGTTTTTCTAAAACCATCAAATGTACGGCTATCAATAAAACTACGATTGCAGATAAATGAAACTATGCCATCGCCTTTTTCCTCAATACGATTTGAGGCCCAACATAAGAAACGAGAATACATATCATAGACTTTCGTTTTCTGAGCCGTACTCTGTTTGATATAAGTGTCTTTTATGATAGCATCTATTTGAGGGTAAGAACGGTTTTTATTATTGTCATTTTCATTTTGTTGGTTGGCATTATAAGGAGGATTGCCAATAATAACAGATATTTTTTGAGTGTTTTGAGAACGAATCCTTTCCAAATTTACACTACTAATATTACCAAAATTCATTTGTACACCTTTTGAAGAATAACCAGCCTTTGTACGCAAACCCATGACGTTATCCAATGTATCAACAAAACACAAATTTTTGAATTCTGCGTATTTGTTCATACGGTTTTGATAAACAGCTTCTATATTCAAGTTGGCAATATAATAAGGGAGCAGAGCCATCTCGTTAGCGTGAATCTCATTTTTATATTTGTATTCTAATTGATGTGTAGGAATGGTTTGTATAATTTCTGTTATATAAGTTCCTGTGCCAGTACAAGGGTCAATTATCGAAACGCCTTCATCTCCAAGCGTTTTATTGAAATGCTTGTTAAGCAAATGGTTTGTTCCATCAACCATAAATTTTACAATCTCATTCGGAGTATAAACAATGCCTAATTTGTCAGCTCCCTTGGGGTTATAATCTTTATAAAAAGATTCATAAATAACCTTTAAGAATTTTTGTTTCTCGTGATGCGATACAAGTTGGTTAGCTCTAGCTTTTACATTATCATAATAAGGACGAATAACAGAGAGCAAATCTTGTTTTGTTTCGCCTCTCAAAAATGTCTTTTCTACTCTATAAAGTTCTTGAGCAATATTATTTTCACGATGATAATCAGCATTATTAAAAACAGAAGTAAAAATATCTTCTGTCAGAATGTGCTGGATAAGCATTTCACGAACATCATTGAGCGTAATGGCAGGACTTATAGATTCTTGACAAAGTGTTAAGAAAATATCCCTTTGTTTTCTATATTCAAGATTTTCAACATTTGCTTTTTCTATTGCGTCACGAAGAGAGTCTAAAATATTAGGTAAGAACTGACCAAAATTTGCAACTGTGGCATTAAAACTCTTTACTTCTGGACGCTCGTAATTGATAAATAGATTTAAACCTTCTTCAAAACCTTCTAAATCTTTTCTACTCTTTACATTTATGACTTCTTTATTGTCTTGAAATAAAATAAGACGTTCGGTATCTTCAAATAAAATATTATCACTTGGATAACCTCTATCAAACTTTTTTTCTATTTCTGTAAGAAGATTAGTTTGGCTATTCTTACTTTCCCAATAACCATAATCCAACTGCAAAATATTACGCAATATTCCATCTGGACGGATTGTATCACCTCTTTTGCTTCGTATATCCAATTCAGAAATAAGACGCAACTGTTTTGGCTCTGCCATACAGTTTACCAAATGTATAAAAGCAGGTTTGAAAGGGTCCTCTCTTTGAGTAGCTCCAAATTGTTTTACCTTATCTATTTCATTGAAATAATTTTGTATGTATAGATTATTCATAAAATAGTAAGATTTAGTTGTGAGTTGCTATGTTTTTGAGCAATGACTTTATTGTTGGCAGATAATTCTAAGAGCAACCTTTTAAAAAATGTGCGTTCTTAGCTCAAAATCAATGAATAATGTTTTTTTGTATAAATATTACAAAATTCTTTTTGTTACTGCAAATATTGTATAGCTATTTAGAATACTTTATTTTTTATCAAAAGCAATGCTAATTCAATTTGCATAAAAAAAAGGAATTGTTTATTCAACAATTCCTTTTTATCTAGTATCTTGTAATAACTACTAATTTAAATTTCCCAGTAAAATTTTCTGATCGCTGTCTGCACGCCCTGGCTGCCAAAAAGCATCTCCTTTAATCTCAGCAGGTATCTTATAAACTAAGTTAGTTGTTTTTGTTGTCAAAGGATTAAGCTGATCAAGAAACAATCCCCAACCTTCAAGCATAATACTTTCAGATTTATCAAACTCATAATTCTTGCCATTATAATTTATAAAAACACTTCCTTCTGAAAGCATACGGCTTTCAGTATCCGTATTTTTAAAAGAAGCGTTGATTATTAGATACATGTTTCCTTGCTCAGATTTAAGATTAGCAAATTCATTCCCTGTATTTACACTTTCTTCTAGTCTAACTTTATTTACTATTATATCAAAATAGTCTGTTTTCAAGACCTCTCCAACTGTCACTCCTTTTGGTGCTTCAATTTGTTGCTCTGTTTGTTGTTCAGTAGAAGAGGAAGTGCTTGTTGAAGTTGAACTAGTCTTGTTTGAATTTCCAACTTGGGAAATAACTATCAATCCTATTACTACTGTTACTCCGATTTTCCAACCTTTAGAGATTTGAGCGTTTTTCCACAAAGCATAAAGACCTACAGGAAAGAAAAAAATACAGAGAAGAGCGACAAGCCAAGTTTTGTCATACCATTTTGATTGCGATGTTGAATTTTCCATTGTTTATTTTTTTTTGAGTTGAGAATTGTTTGAATTTACGAGTGCTCATTACTTAATGTCAAAAAACATCAAATAATGACAACCTACTTCAAAAATAATTGATAAGTAGTTGATAGTTAATGAAATAATTTTTTAGCAATGGTTTATTTTTATTAACATTTTTTAAGGTAAGAATTAACATCTTACTACTAAAAATATTTTAGTAGTAACGTTAGTAATAAAGCTAAAAAAAACCTCCGACTACTTAAATAATTTTAGTAGCAACGTTAGCCCAAGCGTTAGGGGTAACGTTAGCCCAAGTGTAAGACAAGTAAAGATATAAGAGAAAGATATAAGACTAATACAAATAACATGAGAGAGGTTTTTTTGAAATTTTTTTTGAAAGTTTTTTTTTGAGTAATTCAGAATTACAAAATGAAATTCTCTCTCCAAAAAAAAGTTGCGAAAAAAAAAGGTTCTCTAAAAACCTTATTTTGAAAAAAATACAGATGTTGCGAAAATTAAAGGAGTTTTTATCTTGTAATGCTAGATGTAAAATAAAAATGCTTTTAATTAGCCTTTATTAAGCCGTGTGTTCGCTAAAAAATCTTTTCTTGTAGTTGTACACCTTTTAAGTAAATAATTACTTGTAAGTGATAAAAACGGTAGTATTTGGATTATCAACTTCAAAGGTCTGATTACCCATTTCATATTTTCCTATCGGAGCATGTGAGATGCTCATAGACTCTTGTATAACGTCATAGAATTTACCTTCAAAAAAAATCGCTGTATCTTCATGAACAACAAATTCCAAAACTGGACTCTGTATATAATTCTGATAGCCTAAATAGCTAGTCAGACCAACCAACAAAATAATAGAAATGATAAGATATTTTTTCATAATTCGTATATTTGTATAGAATGGTAATATAAAATGGTAAAAATATAATGTATAAATACTTAATATCCTCGGTCTTCACTTGCATAATAATTGTTACTGTACTTTTAGTAAGAACTAAAGATGCAGTTTATATTGGTGTACTTTTATTACTCACGCTTCCTGTAATCCTAACTTTTGTAGAAGTTTATTTTACTTCCCACAAGCAGGGCACAGACCTTGATCCTTGGGACCAGTAGAATTCATTTTTGTATGAATTGCGTCTTTTAACAAATTTCTTTTAAATTCGCTTGATTCAATATATTCAGTGAGTTGGCGAATGTACTCTTGTCTTTCTTCAATAGTTAGATTTGTATAACCATTCATCAACTGAGCGATTTTCTTTTCGTTCATATCTTTTTGATTTTTTGTAAATTAAAAATTCCCACACACATCACAATCTGTTGGCTTCATTGATATTACTTTTTCATTGCAACCAGCGCATTGTCTTCCAAACTCTCTTAAACCAAAACGCATAGCTTTTCGTAATTCTTTTTCTGATAGAAAGTCTCCACGAGAAGCTACTCGTTCTCTTTCTACTAAAATATCGTACTTTTTTAGATAAATTTCATAATCAAAATCTGGAAAATTAGCCAAACGACGATATTCTGAAGCAAGTAAAGAATATTGTTCTGCACGAGTAATATAAACCATTAAATTATTATCTGAGCCTGCAACAGCTAAATAACAAGACAATATAAATTGAGCTAATCCAAAAGGAGCAGCTATCATAATCGTAATTTCAAGTAGCCTTGGACTATACAATGAACTACCCAATATTCCTGCTATAATAACAGGAATTAAAACACCTGCTATCTTAGAAGCATTTAACCATTTTTGCAAATCTTGTATTTTCTTAGAATACACATACTGTAAGCCAAAGCAATCTAAAGCTCTATTCCAACAATCAACAGTTATCTTATTTGATAACATTTCTAAACTCTGTTCCATATCTTTTTTATTTTAAAGATAAGGACTTTTTTTTTATTTACTCATTGATTTTTCTAACAAAAAGTCATAAAGAACTAAGGCTTCATTTTGCGTAACTTCTTTATGCACCGAAACAATGTCTTGAAGTTCTTTATTGAACTCAATCGAACTTTTGCCTTCTAATTTAGTCAGAATACGCACTTGCAGTTCTAAACTTGTACGCAATAATGTTTGATTCATTTTTAGCAACTCAACAATATATTGATTTGCGTCGACTTCTTTTTGTGGCATAAGTTAGGATTGTTTATTTTTCAAAAGTCCCTCAAGCATATCAATCGTTTTATTTGCTCTTTCCAATTGACTATATAAATGCTCATTCTCTCTCTTCAAAGATTCACTTTCACTCTTCAAAAATTTAATAATAACATCTTTGGCAGAATCGCTTCCACCAGTGCTTCCTTGATTTTGAACAGATACTTCTTGATTACTTGCATTTACAATATTATTCTTCTTGCCTGATACAGAATAATTAGTGGTAGAAGCGTTTGCACCTTCTTTGAACATTTTACCTTCGCCATACATTAGCCATTTCAAATTTATTGAAAGTTTTTGTTCTAAATTTGAAACTAAATCAATTTTTGGCGTTTTTGTAGTTCCTGCTATTAAATTATGGATTGCAGTATGCGAAACATCGCATAACTTACCCAAATCAACATTATTGTAGCGAAAATGCTCCTTAATTTGACTCAACCTTTCCCCAAAAGAATCTAAATTATTAGGCATAATGAAAATAATTGAAAAATTTTAGCACGAATACTTGCTAATGAAAGTTTTCTTTCTTATGTTTGTATTACCAATTCAAACAGCAGCACTTCACAAAGATAATAATAAAAAGAAGTGCTGCAATATGTTATCAACAATTATGCAGCAATTACCTAAAAAACGTCCTACTCACGCAGCGATTACGTTGCACGAATCTTTTGAGCATCGCATTCACGTTGTGGCTTTCCTGTTAGGTTACGCCAACACGACAGCTTTCATTTATAGTTTACTTGAGAACGCTGAACAACAGAACATTGCTGAAGTAGAGCCTGAAACTACGACTTCTGGAAGATCTGTATTTTTTGCCAAACATAAAGGTTTGAAGATTGGCGAGCTTGTAAAGTCCTCAAAAGAGCTTACCAAATCAGAACAGAAAGAAATAGTTGCATTTAGATTTTATGTAAATAAGAATCTAAAGAATGCTATTGATATGCTCACTAAAAAATCTCCCTATTCCTATTACTCGGATTTTATCATTGCGATGATTGTCGAAGTTGAAAAAAGACATTCTCAACAAATAGATAGCTACCTAGCTACTTTGAGAAAGCACACAGAATCAGTCAAGCGAAACGAACGCAAGAAAAATCCTGTACCTATTCTTCCAAAAATAATCAAACAAAATGAACGAAAACCCATCGCTAACCGAGTACAGACAGCTCAATAAGGAAATTGCTAATACAGCAATGACCGTGAGCCGATACAAAAAAGAAGGTCTCAGTGCAAAATCTCTATCTAAGGAATTAGAAAAAATGAGAAAACGCAGAGATGCAATCAATCTTGAGCTTGACAAGCAAATCAAAAAACAAGCAAAAAACTAAACACCTAAAAATTTTACGACTATGATTCAGAAGCATCAAGGAGAACCAAAAGACTGCGATTGTGAAGTTTTATCAGATTTGTTAGGATTAACATATTTGGTAGATGCTGACAAAGTCTATTCAGATAAAGACAAAGAAGAGATGATACAAGAAGAAATTACTTGGGATTTTCAATTTGAACTTTGCTCTGAGTGTGATGGAATTGTAGGAATACTTGGATAACAAACACCTAAAAATCACCAAACTAACTATGCTAACTAAAATACCTACCCAAGCAGACTGGGTTGCTCTATCCGACTTAGGAATGGCAGCCTTTATATTTAGTATGCTTCTAGTCTTTTTTGCAATCATCATGCTAAATGGACAGGACATAATAGACGAGCAAATCAAACCACTTATTAAATTTTTTAAACCTAAAAAATGAAATACAAAATGAAACAAAACCCCTATCAAACCCAAAAAGCTGCGCCACACAAACAGGTCGCTTATGTAGATGTAACCTTAAATGGA